GCAGATCGGCATCCGGCAGTGCCGGACGACCTATGGTGGTGTCTACGAAGTGCTCGCCTTTTAAGACACGCACGCTGGACTTGCCTACGAGCGTTTTAGCGAGCATTTCAAATAATGGGTGTACGTGTTTCATCAGGCCGTTCCTTCTCTGTTTTGGTGTCTAAGCAAGCATCAGGATCACGCAATGGACGCAGTAGCACGTCCGCGATTCCGGCATAAGGCAGCCAGGCAGGACCGATAAAAGAGTTGTAGTTTTCTAGTTTTACTGTGCCATCCAGCACTCTGCACAGCCAGCAGACCGGCTCGCTCGTCTCTACGGCATGGCAGCTACCATCCGGTGCCACCACCGGTACGTCAAATGGCATGAGTGTCAGTACCTCAACCATGCGGCCTTTGATGGGGCAGTTGCCAACCACTATGGCTATGTCACCTTGTTTGACGTTCATCAGATATTCGGCGCGGAAACCCCGGCTTTCAAGCCGGGGAGGAAGCGCCGCTCCATTGGTTGTTGTTTTACACGAAGCGTTATAGTATGTAAGACATGGAAATCAAGCGCGCCTATCGCTTTCGGTTCTATCCGACGCCTGAGCAAGAAAACCTTTTCGCTCAGACTTTCGGCTGTGTGCGCTTTGTCTATAACCGGATGCTGCGTGAGCGCACCGATGCGTGGTTCGAGCACCAGGAACGAATGGGATATCACGCGACCTCCGCAGCGTTGACGAAGCTCAAGAAAGACGCTGAACATCTGTGGTTGAACGAAGTCAGTTCAGTCCCTATCCAACAAAGCCTGCGCCATTTGCAAACCGCGTTTGCGAACTTCTTTGCGAAACGAGCGAAATATCCGACCTTCAAATCCCGCCATGATAAGCAGGCGGCGGAGTACACGACCAGTGCGTTTAAGTGGGATGGTAAGGCGCTGAAACTCGCCAAGATGGATACGTCCCTCGCGATCCGTTGGTCGCGCACGCTGCCGAAAGCGGCCGTTGTCACGACCGTCACGGTCTCGAAGGATGCCGCTGGCCGGTACTTCGTGTCGATGCTATGCGATGACAGCGTGTCGAAGAAGCGCAAAACTGCCGGCAAGGTGGGGATCGACCTCGGGCTTACGCATTTTGCGATCCTATCGACGGGCGAGAAGATCGCCGCGCCCAACACGTTCAGGGAGCACGAAGCGCGGCTCGGTCTGTTGCAGCGGCGAGCCGCAAAGAAAGTCAAAGGCTCAAAGAACAAGGCGAAGGCGAAGTTGAAGGTTGCCCGCCTCCAGGCGCATATCGCCGACGTGCGCAAGGATTTTCTGCACAAACTGTCAACCCGGTTGATCAACGAAAACCAAGTGATCGCCGTCGAGACGCTGGCCGTCAGCAACATGCAGAAAAACCATTGCCTCGCAAAATCCATCAGCGATGCGAGCTGGTCGGAGTTTGTGCGGCAGTTGCAGTACAAGTCGCAGTGGTGCGGGCGTGAGTTGATCGGTATCGATAAATGGTACCCATCAAGCAAACGCTGCAACGATTGTGGATATGTGATAGCCGCGCTGCCGTTGAGTATTCGCGAGTGGACCTGCCCCGAATGCGGGACGATCCATGATCGCGATGTGAACGCAGCGCGCAATGTTTTGGCCGCAGGACTTGCGGTGTCAGCTTGTGGAGAGAATGTTAGTCCGGTGTGCATTTAGATGTGCAAAGGCAGTTCTCTGGGAAGCAAGAATCCCCGCCCTTCAGGGCGGGGAGCAGTCAAAGTGGTTCTCCCAAAGCAAACCTGCACGCGTTCAACAGCTTGCGGATATTAGTGTGATCGTACACATGGATATCGGAACCAGGAGCGCCCGGTTGAACGATGCGCAGGTGCCCATGCTTAATGGTCAAAGCACCCTCCTCTACCGTCACCTTGCAATGGGTCGCCCGTATAAAAACACATCCTAAGTCAAACATTTTTGTCCGCATGATCTTAGTCCTCCGCTCGGAATTTGATCCGCGCCGGCCGTTTGCGCAGCACCAGTACCTTGTCGGGGTTGGCTTTGATCGCTGCCTGGCGCTCACGCGCTCTTTCAACCTCGCGCGTCGCCAGCCACGCCCGCGCGATGCGTCGTGCGTCGAACCATTCCCACTCCAATCTTGGCCGCGAAATGGGATGCGCATCAGGCAGCGCGACGCCACGCTCCCACTTGGCCCGCCATCGCAGGTATAGCTCGATGTTTTGCATCTCGACGGCCGATACAACATCGACACTTCGGACACGGGCAAAACGCTGGCGCACGTCGAGCAGTTTTGGATAGTTGATCATGGCAGGACTGAGCGGTCTCCCTGTGTTGCATTCGGCGCGGGCATCCGCAACCACTGATTCAAAATCGAGTCGGCGCGGCGCCGCCAGGGTTCGCCGCGGCGTTTCTTGCCGGTCAAGCCCAACGCCTCCTCAAGCGTCTCGCCTCGTCTCTTTCGCTGTTTTAGGCTGGCGAAAGAAATGCCGGCATCTGCGCAATGCTCGTCGAGGGTCTGCCGTTTGCCGTTAATTGTCACGCGGGCGCGTCTCATGTCAGCATCGCGTTGACGCGCTTCAAGAGATCAAGCTCTGTACCGTACTTGCCGATAAATGCGCGCTTATTGAGTGTTAGCGACGGCCCGAAAATAAATGACATTTGCGATTTCGTATAACCCGGTAACGGCTCGCCGCGATGATGAAACGCGCCAAGCGGGATCGTCGCCGCGTGGCCGCCGCTCAGTCGCCGGTAGCCATTGGATACGATGTGATGCGCCTCGGTCTTGCCGCACTGGGTCAAGTACCCATCAATCTGACAGGCCACGCACGGCAGCGCATGGATGGCGTCCAATCGGTCCTGATCGGCTTTGGTGGTCATGCCGCTTCCTCTGCGCCGCGCTCCGCATAATCAGGGTCCGGGACGTGGATGCCTTTCGATGCCGCAAACCTCTGGCAAAACGTCACGTAATCAGCGAACTCCAGTTTGCTCAGCACCGATCGCCGGCCGCTCTCGTCCGTCGTCGTGGTGCGGATCGGGACCGACTCAATGCCGGATGGGTTGCTCGGTTTCTTCGGAACGCGCTTGTCTTTCCAGCCCCAATGCGTGCCGCAAAGGAATTCGCTGATTTCGTCTCTCTCGTAACCCACGGCATCGCCGATCAGTTTGTAAACCACGCCATTGAGATACCGGTTCTGCTGATCACTGCGCGTTCCTTTCGCGTTTTCGACGGTCACGCGCCACGATTTATCCAGATCGAGCGCGGACACGAACACCCGCACTTGGTCCGCTACCCGTTCACGAGGGGTATTCTTGGAAATGACCCATTGACGCGGAATGAGTTGCGATGGGACTGGCATCAGTATGCAACTTTTTTGTGGTGATCCAAGTGATGCTTGCGGCATAGCCAGCGCACGACAAGAGGACGCCGATAGTCCTCGTGATGAGCCTGCACTTTTATTGATCCGCATTTCTCGCATGGCATTTTCACGATGCGCCCATCCCGGACGGCGTTTGAAACAGCCGTGGCGCAACGATACCTACCAGGTCGAAGCAACCGTGACTTCTGCTGATAACGCAATGCCCCCGCTTTACGCTCTGATGTCTGGGAGCGCGCTTTTTCATATGCGGCATAATGATCCCGATTTACTCGGTAATTCTCTGCCACGTCCTTCTTTGTGCATGTCTTGCATTTCCCTAAGAGCCCATCGCCCATCTGCGGATGCCGATAAAAGGAATCAAGCGGTTTTGATTTGCCACATTTAAAACATTGTTTCATGTGTTTGTGTCCTATATTTCGCGTCCCGGACACCTTAACATGAACTAAAATGGGACTAAACTAAAAGGAATGTCATCCTCGAATTCGTTCTTGCCGGCCGATTGCGCCGGCGGATTCGCGGCGCCGCCTCGGTGTTCGCTGGCCATCTTTGGTTTGATCCGCCCCGCCATAAAAGTCTTGCCGTCCTTTTTCGATTTCTGCAGCCAGAAATCCAACCAGAACTCTTTGCCGTCAACGTTCAGGTTGCCGCGGTAATCTGGATCACGGTCGTCGCGTTTGTCGGTGTTCTTAAAAAGCACAGCGCGGTTGGTGTTATCGTATTGCTTGTCGCTCACGCCGCGCTCCCAAAGTAAATCGAGAGCCACCCCGCAATCACTTCCTCGGGCTGCTCGAAATGATCGACCAGAACCTGGAGAATGATTTCCTTGGTCGGCATGGCGGATCGTTTCTTGCGTGGTTTCGGTCGGGCGGCTTCCTCCGCTGCCAGTCGGGCGGCCTCGGCCTTGGCTGCAGCCTCCGCCCTTTGCCGGTCGAACTCAGCGCGTTCAGCGGCCAGAGCGGCAGCCTCCAAGTCGCGCACGGCCTTGAGAGCGGCTTCCTCGGCGGCGATCCGGTCGCGTTCGGCCTTTGCCTCGGCCTCCGCCTTCTCGCGTGCCTCGCGGGCTATGCGTTCGTTCTCCGCGCGCTCTTTGGCAATACGTTCCCGCTCTAGGCGGTTTTCCTCGGCCACGCGCGCCGCCTCGGCGTCGGCCTTCGCTTTGGCTTCGGCGGCCTCGCGGTCCCGCTCAGCCTTTGCGGCAGCCTCGACCTGCGCGCGCTCCTGGGCGGCTTTAGCTTCCCGCTCCGCTGCCTCAGCGCGCAGTTTGGCAAGTTCCTCGCGCTCAAGCCGGATTTTCTCCTGTTCGGCTTCGTGCTCGATGGCTGCCTTGAGAATGGCGTGAAGTCGTGCCAACCCTGCCACCTTGGCGTCGCTCGCCTGCTGCTCGAACTCGTCGAATGTGGCGTCGACCGGGATAGCGGTCAGGTCCGAGATGTGATCGGCGATCAGCCTGTATCCGCTTGACGGACTTAACGCCTGGTTGCCGCGCAGTTCGGCGATGCGCTCTTGGATGGAAGCGACGCGGGCGAGTTCGGCTTGAACCTTGGCTTCGCGCTCACGCTCTTTGCGCGACTCTTCGGCCTTGATCTGGCTGTCGATCGGATCTTCGAGCTTCTCCAGTTCTGCGGTGATTCTTGCGGCGGTGGTGTCCAACTGTTTTCCCAACGCGAGTAATGGAGCTTTCGCTGCTTTGCGCACACGCTCCACTTCAAGGCGCGGTTCGCGAATCTCGCGCCGCGCTTCCTTGGCCGATTCCATCCCGGCTGTCGTAGTCACGTCGAACACAATGCCTGAATGCTTCGCGCGCAGGGCGGTGAGACCGGCCTCGACGCGGCTCATGGCGGTCACGGCGGTCGTGACTTGCTCCAACTCTGTCGTGATTGCGAGTTCTTTGACTTGCGCGTTCATGCGGCCACCCGATATTGCTGGAGTTTCCCGACCATCATGTCCAGCTCGCCGATGAAGTCATCGACGGCCACTTTGATCTCGGCGATCAGGCGCTCGTCCCGAGTCACACGCTTGACGAACAGCGGCAAACCTGGGCAGTAACTGACGAAATCGACAAATTCCCGACCTGATACCCAAAGTTGTCCTTGGACCTGCTTCCGGTGTTCGGATGGCAGCACGTCGTTCAGCAGACATTCGACCTGCAGGTGCTGCAGCTTGGTCTTGATCTCGAGCAGACCTTTATCGCCGATAAGCGCATCGGGACTCGCGCCAACTCGGCCGCGTTTCAGAAAGCCGACCAGTTGCGGTTCGGCGTCGGTCATGAACGAATACAGTTCGCGCGCCTCGGATTCTTGAGCATGGCCGCGCTCAGTGTGCGCGTTGCTGAATCCTTCCTCGCACCGGCCCGACAGAATCTGACCGGCTAGCGTGCGCATGTACTTGAGCCGCGTCTTGCCTTCGCCTTTGGCCAGAACCGAATCGAATTCGGAGGCTGTGACGATGCCGAGGCGGGCAGCGAACCATTCAGGCGAATTCTGGTCGCAGGTAATGATTTCCAGCGGGTTCATTTTCTCTTGGCCTCCAAAAGTTTGACGGCGGTCGAATAGCTCGATGCCAGGATGTCGGACAGGGCGCTAACCTTGAGGTAGCGCAGAAATTTCTCTTTGTCGGCTTTGACCTCGGTAATCAGAGCTTCAAGATTCGCCACTTGGTTATCGTCAATCGTCTCCGGCTTCGATCCGGCGCCTTTGCCGTCATCGTCCGCCTTGTCCATGTCCGCGCTGGTCAACCCGGTCGCGGCGAGCAGGGTGTAGCGCTGCAGATATGACACGGCTGACGCGATCGCCTGAATGTGATTTTTGCGGCCGGAATTATCGGCATCGGCCGTCATTGCGACGCTCTCTGCATGTCCCAAGCTGTGCGTGATGATGCAAGTCACGCGGATGCGGCCTTCGGATTGCTCGATATTCCAGCGGTGCGAGAGTCCGTGTTGACCTAATCCTGCTGCGATTTTTTCAGTCACCTCGCTGTGGGTTGCGTGGTCGTATTCAACGACGCCCTTCTCGCTCGGGAATCGGACGTGCTTGTTCTTGACGATTTTCGGCGGAATGGCTTTGAAGGCCGCCATTGCCACAGTGAAAGCTTTGCGCGCCTCGGTTGCGTCCCACTGGGCTTTCAGGTCGAGCATCTTCTGGATTTTGTCCGGGTCAAATGTCGGCTCTCGCATCATGCGTTCGACAATCTGCATGAGTGTTGCGGAGTCGTTACCGGATGCGACTGTCGGGGGCTGGTAGGTCGTCGCCTTTTCGGTGCGTTCCTTCGGAACGATCAAGTTCGATGCGCTCAAGGGATTCTCCTGGGGTTCGTGATTATTCGGCCTGCCGGCGCAGCAGCATCGGCAGCCGTTTGGTGGAATCGAGCCGCGCCTTGACGGCTCTGACTACGCACGCATATTGAAACTGCGCGATCAAATAGCTCATGCGGGCGCAATCGAGTTCTTCGCGTAACTGCTTGAGGGTTTTCTCGCCCATGCCGAAATATTCGGTCATGCGCCGCTCCTGACGGATTCGCCTCGATTTTTCGCATGCTTGCACGGCTCCGGCGTTTCTCCGCACTCGGTGCAAAAGTAATCGAGCCAACGCACGTAGGCGCGGCGAGGATACGTCGGAGCCGCCGAACTCATCCAGGAGGCGTTGACGCGCATCGCCGTCGGAGATGCGTCGTGTCGCCTCGCGTCGATGTCGCGCAGTTTGAAAAGCGCGCGATCAAAATCCGATAATGCGACTGTGAGGATGTAGGAAACGTCCACGGCGCAGCTGGCCAGGGCGACGACGGCAAGCGTCGAGAGTGTGTGTGCGGCGTTCATCGAAAATCCTTCATTGGTGAGAAATAACCTTCCTTGAGTACTACGAGACGCTCGCGGTGCAACCGAATCTCGCGGCCGCGGCGCCAGTCCTTGAATGCGGTGCGTGATGCATCGAGCGCGAGCACGCAAAACGCGAGCGCGAGCACGCCAGCGAGAACAAGCGCAAATGAGATGGCAAAGGTCATGCCGTCACCGCTTGGGCTTTGCGCATCCGACGCATTTCGCGCATGAACTCGCGGTGACACTCGCGTGCGAATTGGACGCAAATGTGCCGAACGACTAAATCGGTCTCGCGGTTTGCGCGATCCATCCAGCCGTCGCGTTCAGCGCGGGCTGTGCCGGCAAAAAACGCGGCGACGGATTGGCTGGACATGCCGTTAAAGTTCACGCGCGCACCTCAAGCAGTGCGAGTCGATATGATAATGCGGGTGACATTTTTTCCTCCCGTCGTCGATGGGAGGACTGTATCAAGGCGGTACATCCTTTGTCAATACCAAAATGATATAGATTTCACGCGCGCGCGAAAATCGCTTCGAAAAAGCGAAAAACCGTGATTTTGATCGGTCATGCGGGCGCCGAACATTGGCGATAATGGGACATCAAAAAATGTCAAGTTGATATAGACTGTACTGCAATGGTAGAATCTCGAGAATGGATCGCAGAGACCAATACAAGGCAATGACCGAAAAGCAGCGCGCGTCTGCCGCGAAGGCGTGCGGTATCACCGTAGAATCGTTCAGGATGGTGATGTACGGCTACAAGGATGCTTCGCCTCGACTGGCCAAAAGGTTCAACGATGCGCTTGGGATACCGCTGCACGAGCTGCGCCCAGACGTGTGGGACGCGGCTTAGGTGTTGACGATCTTTTGCCATGTCGAAACCGGGTCCGTAACGGCATGAATCAACGGATTTTTTGGGGATCGCTTGTAGGGTTTTTCTGTCAGACAGCGCAAGCGAATGGAGTTTCGGCAACGAATTGTAGCGCTCGACGCAATGCGGTCGTCAGTACGGTGGAGCACACATTGAGCGGAATGTCTGCGGAGAAGATGCGCGAAGATCGGGAGCGGAAACGCCGCGAGCGCGACCTGAGGAAGCTCTCGACCGAGGAGCGCGGAAAGATGCAGCGCCTTGTCGGCATTTATGGTTGGAGCTCGGCGGGCGTCGCGCGCCAGTTCGGGGTTCTCGAAGAGGTCGCGCAGTCGGTGATCGATGCGCCGAGGAAGCGGGCTTGAGCGGGTCGAATGCGCGGCTCGGTGGCCTAGCCGGCCGCGCACCCTTGGCGGCGTATTGGCCAGAAGTAGCGTGCGCGCGCCTATGTCATTGGATTCTATCGAATAACCGCGAGACAGGCAAATAATGGCCATCGCGCGCAAGTCGTCCGTGGTGCCGACCGCCGACAACATCAATGAGGCGCATCGGCTAGCCGAAACGAATTCGAAGTTTGCGATTGAGCAGGCAATTTTATGCGGGCGACTGTTGCTGGCTAAGCAAAAACAGTTGGATCGCGGCAAGTTTGACGAATGGCTAGAGGAGTGGTGTTCGTTCAGCCGCCGCACCGCTTACCTATACATGAAGGCCGCAAATCGAACATCAAAAGCGCCTCAAATATCGGCCATCCGTCACCTGTTTCCGAGCGCCAAAAAACCCAAAAAACCGACTATTTCAGCGGAAAGCACTGCAACATCGTGCAACGCGTTGCACGATTCGACCCCCGCAGCATCGCGCGAAAAACCCGATGCCGTCCTGGCAACGCCAGAGACAAGCATTGCGCCACCAGCGGCCCCCGACTTCGATTTCACCGACTACGAACCCGACGACGATGAAGCGTACCGACGCAACATCGAAAACGTCATGGCGGCCGACGACAAGCTCGCGGCGATGCGCGCGGCGCTCTCCCAGGCACACCGCGAACTTGCGGCGATGAAGGCGTCGCGGGACCACTACCAAAATCAGGCCGGC